TCTTTCGCCTTACGCTCGACAGGAGCGGCACGCTTTGCCGCCTTTACTTTGGTGGCTTTCTTCTTGGCCATTTGTCTCTCTCCTATGAAGTGCAAAAATGCACCACGAGGCGCACCCCGGATGGGTGCGCCCTAGCTGCATTCCCTGATCAGGTGGGATCGACGACGAAGTCGCGTTCGTCCTTTACGATCGCGTCAAGCTTGGCCTTGAGTTCCGGATTGGTCGGCTTCCCTTGCCATTGCCGGTTAGTCACGGAGGGGAAGAAGAGGCCAAGCTTGATCATTGCTTCCCAATGATCCCGGAGCAGAAAGACCGGATGGTAGTCGTTGATTATGTCGACTTGGTCTTGACCTTCCGCCCAAGCGTTGGCGATCCGGTCGCCCTCATGCTCCCGGATATCCTTCACGCGCTGGTCGAATTCGGCGCGCGTGATGACCTCGACCCAATCGCCCATTTCCCATCGGATGAAGCGGTACTGGAACCAGCCCTCTTCTTCTCCTTGAAAGGCGCATTGGACCATCATCTCGTAGGAGCGCTCGAGTTCGTCGAGCCGCACCGTTCCTTGCAGATTGAGCTTGAGAACCCAACGATCGAATTCCACGTTGAAGTCGAGGGTCGGTGCGTTCATTAACAAGCGTTCCATTTGTCTCTCTCCTATGAAGGTGCGGGTAAATGCACCGTGAGGGAGCGCGCTAGGCGCTCCCCTTCGCTGCATTCTCGAATTGGAGGCAGGCTAGGTCTTTTCGAAGAGCTTCCAAGCCGACTCGGTCCATGTAGTCTCGCGTCATCTTCGGTCGCCCGATCTTGACGCGAAGCTCATTGATCTTGTTGAACACCGCTTCCTTGCCGCGACGTTCGACGATTGGCGTTCGTGTGTTGTATGAAGGGCGCATGATCTAGCGGCGCTCTTCGCGTTTATCACTGACGCGCCAACCGAAAGAATTCCACCGCGCCTCTTCCGCTCCCGCGATTTGGGAGCGCAGCGTTACGGAGAAGCCTTTCGATCCGGCTTCCCGGCGTTCCAGCGGATCAAGTGAGCGCTGGATCGCGTCGACATCGGCGCTGGTCGCAGGATAACATGCGTCGAAGCGCAGCATGTCGAGCGGGAAAGCTCCCCGTCCATTGACGGACCAGATGTACGTTTTCGTCATTTGTCTCTCTCCTATGATGATGCAAAGCGCATCGTGAGAGAGCGCACTAAGGCGCTCCCCTTCGTTGCACTCCTGCTTGGCGGATCAAGCCGCCTTCTTCTTGGCGGCTTTCTTCGCTTCCGTCTTGCCCTTCTTCGAGAGGAAGAAGGCGATGTAGCGGCGGACCGTCGCTTCGCTCATGCCCTTGAGCTTGACTCCGAAAGCGAAAGCGGCATCGCGACCGCTCTTCTCCAAGCGCTCCCGGATCGCCGACCGCGGGCTGATGTCGCGACGCGCGCTCTTCGAAGCCTTCTTGGTCGAAGAGGAAGCGCGGCGGGCGGAAGTCTTCGCGGTCTTGGTCTTGGTCGTCATTTGTCTCTCTCCTATGAAGTGCGTGATTGCACCGTGACGCCCTCCCAAAGAAAAGGGCGCTTCGCTGCAATTGTTTAGAACTCGACCGCTTCGATTATGTTAGATTTTCGGGTCAGGTCGATCACGACGGTCGCGTTGAAGCTGTCCGAAAGAGCTTCGAAGATGTTCTTTGCTTTTATCTTCGCTTGTGTTTCGCTCGTGGTCACCGGAAGGATCATCTTTGCGTAGTGCAAGCCGTTAACCGCGATGTTGATTTCGTAGCTATACATTTGTCTCTCTCCTATGAAGGTGCCCATTGCACCCTGACGCCCTCCTCATCGGGAGGGCGCTAGCTGCAATTCATTCTCCGTTCAGCTTCGCAACCGCCGCTGCGATAGCGGCTTGATTTTCGGCGGTCGTGATAATTTTCAAGTCCTTCTTCTTGACGAATGGGACGCCCTCGTGCACATCCTCCAACTCCTGCCTAACGACCTCGCGGTCGAAGTCGCCGAATTGGATTGACCAGCGACCGTCGATGCGTTCGAGCAGTGAGTGATATTTGCGGGCCATGATTTTTCTCTCCTATGAATGAGTGGGGCAGCATCCGTTATCATTCGCCGCCCCGGGTGATGCTTAGAGCATCGTGAAGAGGCTAGCCGAAGCTAGCCCCTCTTGCGATGCTCTCGCAAGCAAGCGCGGCCCATAGGGCTCGCACGCTCGTCTATGATCATTTGGAGAGAGAGACAGATCAGATATTCAGCCGCGCATCTTGCGAGTTAGATCATGCTTTGATGATCCTGCAAGGAAGCCAAAGCTTCGAAGCGCCATTAGGCTTTGATCGTGAAGGGGAGGCTCGTTAGCGCTAGTGCCAGAGAAGAGGAAGCGCGCAATCATGCGGGCTATGCTTCGCTAGCGCGGCCCTCTAGGGGCGCTCGCGCGTAGCATCCCGGCAGTCTTGACCTGCCGGTGATCGGGGAGATTGCTTCTTTCTAGTGCTTCCTTCCGGATCATCCCCTCACTGAGGGTCCTCGGAGAGGAAGCTAGGCTAGGAAGCCCGCTCCTTTGGCTGCAAAGGGAGGAAGTCCTTTCGGGCCTCCCTTCGGTCCTTCAATCAGCTATTCGCCAATCGCAGGCATAGAATAGTGACAGGAGGGCTGAGTTGCAAGCAGATTTACGAGGCTTCCGGGGCGGAAATTCTCGTAACATTTCCAAGGCTTTACGAAGGCCCCTAGGGAAGCCCGCCGACGCGGAATTCTGCCCCGCCTGCTAGGCTGGTAGCCTAGGGCTGATAAGCTCGTGAGGGGGCTTCCTAGCGCGATTACGAGGGCAATCCGCTCTAGTAGAGAGGATCGGGCGGGAAGCGATTGTTGCGATCCGCCCTTGCCCAATCAAGCAGGTCGTTGATTTCGTCCGCCATCTCCTGACGCCATCCATGAGGAGGCGGGTGCGTCGGCCATCCCGCGTAGCCCTTATGTCGCAGCGCGGGAGCTTCAACATGCACGGTCCATCCGCACATCTCGACGACCTCCTTGCTTCCATCGCGATGATAGAAAGTGACTGCCGTCATAGCTTCACCTTTCCCTGAATGATCGCCTTGAAAAGGTCCTCTCCTTCCTTGTGAAATTCGAGGATGCGTTCGTCGACCGTTCCACGCATGATCATGTCAGCAATAAACACGGTTGAATGTGTGCTCTCTTGCCGCTCGATCCGACGCCAGCATTGCTTACGCGTGATCGGGGAGACGGGTGCTTCATAGAATGCGGCATACTTCGCAATCTGGACATTGAGCCCCACGCCAAAGCTATTCTGCATGATCAGCACGGAGCAATCTTCATCTTGCGTGAAGCGATGCTTCTCCGCTTGCGCATCCTTCGTGCCGCCGTAGAGATGAGCGTAACCAATCTTGAGCTTCTTAAGCTCCGCTGCGATCTTCAATCCCGACCATGTGAATTCGTAGAAGATGATCTGTTTATATTGCTCGTCGATCCCCTGCACCCAAGTCAGGAGCGCGTCGAGCTTTGGATTGTCGTCAAATTCCAAGGAGGCTTTCGTTCCGTGCTCATCATCCCAGAAGCCGCAATAGCCGGATGATATCTGGCGCATGCGAAGAAAAGCATTCTTCTGCTCCTCGTAATTTCCATGAGCGGCAATGAAGCGTTTCTTCGCTTGCTCATAGTAAGTGCTCGCATCACCCGGGAGCATGCAATATTTCTGGATTGAGTTGACGCGAGGGAGGTCCCGGCTATCGGCTTCAAAGCGGATCGATGCATCGGCTAGGAAGTCGTGCAGCAAGCGCTTCTTTTTCTTTTGATACGTGTACTCAATAGCCCCCATCGGATTGGTTTGCGCCGTATAAAAGACAGAGCGGAAGATTGCTTGGTTCTCTCCCAAGGAGTAGCCGCGGTCGACCAACCACATTTGAGGCCAAACGAGAATGGGATCGCGACCGAAAGGAGTACCAGTCAGAGTGAAGTAGATCGACGCTTCATCGTTGGTTAGCTGACGGCAGATACGCCACGGCAGCGTATCCTTGCTGCCCAATCCTCCTTGCACGGCTTCGTCCGTCGTCAATCCCTGAAAGAATTGTGCGAGCTTCTTGGCAAGACGCAGATTGAGTACGCGCTCATTGCCTTTCGCCTTCTTCTTTTCTTTCAGTGTTGTACAGAGATAGGGAAGCCCGGCGTAACTTTCGATGAAAAGAAGGGCGTCCGGGTTCTCCTCGATCTGTTGCCATTTGTTCTTGGTCGATCCTTCAAGCACGACGTAAGGCGTATTCGGAGAATGCTTCTCAATCTCGTCCGCCCATTCGTATTTATTCGGGCGTCGTGGTACGAGTACGAGCATATGATCAATCTCACCAAGCTTGTAGAAGTATTCAGCCAATGCGATCGTCAATAACGTTTTGCCGGTGCCGGTATCATTCATGAAAAAGAAGCGGCGTTCCCGCGCTCCGATGATCAGGCAGGCTTTTTGATTTGTTCGGAGGCCGTGCCAGATAGGGGGCAAGGTTGGGAGCTTCGAGGCCAAGGCATCGAGCTTCCTATCAGGCATCTTTAGGAACGCCCGGAAATCCCGCCTATCGCGGTCTAGGAAGGCATCAATAGTGCGTTGCGGGATGGTGCCCCGCTTTAGGATCACCTTCGAACGCCTTTCTCTCGCGATCTTGGCAAGGAGCCAAGCGGGGCGGCTTCTCATTGGAGCCATTCCTTTGCAGCGGCGACGGCCAAATCAAATCTGTCGCTCAGTTCTATTTCCTTGCACCAGCCACGCTCAATCCGCGTATCGAAACAGTAGAATTCATATTGAAGCCTTCCGTGCTCATCAAAATCAGACGTGATGCTGAACCAGAACCACTTGCGATCTTCTGTATGTCCGATCATTTGAATAATTCCGCTTGAATATCCCAAAGGCTCTTTTGTCTCCCGCTAACTCCCGCCTTGCGCTCCGGGAAAGGCTTGATGGATGATACATCCCGATAGGTCCGCCAGACGTCATCAGGCGGGAGAAATAAATCCTTATGCATCTCCGCTTTGATTTGAAAGACGCGCTTTCGTGTAAACCAGATGATCGCCTGATATTGGTTAGGAAGCATGAATTCCTCAAACGCGAGCTTCTTGATTGCATCGGCTATCCGGTGATATTCTTTTGCGCCTTTGACTAATGCCTCCTTCATCACGAGGCGGCGAGCTTGCCATGCCGCACAGACATGGCCATCAACCGTCACGTATTGATTATCGTCTGGACGTAGCACATTCATGTAAAAGCTTCTGATCTTGAGGCCCTTTGCATCGGAGAGAAAATCAATTCCATCCCCGTAAGCCCAAGCGCGTTGGAGGCAATGGCGGTAGGTCGATACTTGCACCATTTCGATCCCCCAACCTTTAGAGCGTGCATCAAGCACGCTGACCAAGGATCGAAGATTGCCGATGTAGTCATTATTGGGAGATAGCGCACAGAAGATCGCCACCGTGCTAGTCAACGAAGCAGAGTAATACATGGCTATCTCATGCATGACCTGATGATAGCGCTGATATGATAGCAACCCTTCCGCAACATCGATCTTATCCGCTCGCGCGAACATCGAACGGAGATTTTTGATCCCCTCGTCGGATGATATCCGCGGTCTATTTGTCGTCATAGAAAATTTCTCGTTTCAGCAGGACGTAGGGCGCTGTGTAATGTGTCGCTGTCGAGCCATTGCCGAACTCTTCCGTGATATTGAGCATGCCGCAAGGTTCCCATCCATCATGTGCCGCCTGTCTTAACTTCGGGAGGAGTTTCGCCCTCGTCGATGATGGGATCAGTTGAACATCCCACCGCTTCCTCTTCGTCATGATGTGGCCCCTTATTCAATCGATTAACACCGTTCGCGGTGTGGCGGTTCTTTACGTGCGTAGCCCATTCAAGATTATACAGCTGGCAATTCCACTCCTTGCCGTCGATATGATTGACGAGCTTGTGCTTCTTCGAGGGCGGGAGGATGCCGGATAAACGCATAACCGCGACGTGAAGGAAGACCGCGCCCCCATTCCGCCATCCGGCGTTGGAAACGAAATAGAGCTTTCTGCCGTTGCGCTTGGGATGAAGAGGCTTCGGGTTCCAGCGGCGCGGTCTTGTTTCGCCATAGCGCGTTGCGCGCATGGTAACCAATTGGGAATAGAACTCCTCATCGACGAGCGCATAGCGTATTCCATCGGCAGCATATATCCGGCATGGGGGCTTACGCTTCCATGCCGTCGGATCGAAAGGGTCAGGCTCCTCGACCCATTGCCAGAACCAAAGCGCTGACATCAGTCATCATCATCCGCGAAGCCACCGCGGCGACGATCTTCCGGTTCCTTCTCCGCTACATCCTGTTCGTATTCTTCATCTTCCAAGCGCTTCCGAATATCGAAGTAGCGGGGAGAGAGGCGAGTCGATGAAAGGCAGAATTGACCGATCCGCAAATTCTGCGTGATGATCAGACCCCAATGATCGGAAGCCTTGCGGGCTTTATCAACGTAAAGCCTGCCCAATCCCAAGCGCCGTTCGATATCGGTCGATGAGTAGGTGAGGAGATTATCGCAGACCCATTTAATGGCTTTCGCTTCTGAAAGATGACTTCCCCTCGAATTGCCGGAGCGCAAGCCTTCATCGGAAATCTGGTGCGTTGCGACGACGGCATGATTGCGAGTGCGGGCAATCGATCGTACTCCCTCGATATTCTCGACGAGTGAGAAACGGTAGGATTGTGTATTGGTCTTGAGATGATAGGGGCTATCGAAGAGAACCAAATCCGGGGAGTAGCCCTCCGTCGCTTCAAGCGAGTCGAGGTAGCCATTATAATCGCCGACCGTCCAATTCTGACTTGGAAATCGTTTGACGATCAGCTTACTAAAGAATTGATCCCCCATGATCGAAATGCGCGTCTGTAATTCATCGCTAATGTGCTCACTGTCGAACGTGAAATCGGTTTTAACTTCCTCCCTATCGATCCCGACTAGATCGCCATCACGATTGATCCGCAAGCGTGCCGTTTCGACAGGCTCCTCCTGATCATAACGGGTGGGGACCGCAAAGAGTGCTTGATAGTAGCGCTGGCTTACATCCTCCTCGTCAAGCTCTCCGGTCATATGGAGCACGCGCTTCTTATTCAGCAGACCGTGCTTACCAACGTTGACGAGCGCCCACGTCTTACCATAGCCGCTCGGCGCGGCAAGCAGCAGCAACTTGCCCCGCATCGGGATAATCTGCGCTCGATCTAAGACGTCGATGCCGGTCGAGAATTCAGAGTGTTGTAATTGCAGGAACTCGAGCATGCGGTCGATTTCCGTCAATCGCATTCCCGGATTGAAACGGAAATCCCGCGCCATAAGAATATTTTGTAGGACCTCCTCTGTTTGCTCGATTGATGTCTCTCCGGGACGATTGACGATTTCCGCCGCGAAGTAGATCGCCTGCTTCAACTTCTGCAAGCGGATGAATTTTTCAAGGCATTCGATTACATATCGGCTGTTGATCCCATCATCATTAAGCTGGAACATGCTCGTGATGATGCGCCGATAGACGGATGCCTTGCGGTTCTTCTCATCCTCCAAGATGTCGGAGAAGAGGTCGGAAAGATGCGTCTTGGGAGCTTCCCCTTGCGAGCGCCAGAACGCAACAGAGCGCTCCGCTATCTCGCGGTAATCTCCTTCGAATAGATCAGGGGTGACTATCTGGGCGATTAGCTTTCCGTGCTCATCGCTCAGCGCCAGCATACTTAATAAGTTCTCTTGCTGTGCCAGTGGTAGCTTGTGTTCTGACAAAGCCATTTCCAGACCTCTTCCTTTTTAAGAGCCATATTTCGAAAGGCATCAAAGCTCCTTTCGGAGCTACTCGCCGCTTCCAGTTGTATCGATAGTCAAGCCAAAGCCGATTGAGCACACTGTAAGTGGCTACCGGCATATTATAACGAGCGGCGTTCGCTGCAACATGAGCACGCCGGGCTTCGCGAGCGGCCGCAATCCGTTTCGCCGTTGCCTCTTTTCCTTTCCGGGTCTTCGCATAACAACGCAACCCTCTCCCAACCGCCGCGTTATGTGCCGCGGTCGGCTTGTATTTTTCGCGGATCATTTGGGCTAATCCAATCCAAGGAGCTTGTGGGTCTGCATACTGTTTCTGTAGCCATGCTCTAGGCATAACCTAGCCGTAAGCTTGACGTTTCGAGCCGTTGCAATCGAGTCGCGCTCATCCATCGCTTGAAGATAGATCGGCATCGGATGAAGGCATGCTTCATCCTGACGAAAGATCAGGGATAGCAAGCCATCCTTTTGCGTCGAGAGAACCGGAAGCCCATCGATACTGACGCCATGCTTGAACGCGCCGATGGGATAGTCACGAATGATATACTTGAATGCGCCGATCAAGGGCCGGAGCCTCGCATTGATATTCGGCGTCTTCGGGGAACATACGATCAGATTATCCTCGAAGTTGTCCAGATGCCCCGGTCGGAATAATCGGTCCAATCCTTCGACAAATACTGTACCAGCCGTCTCGATTGCCACTGCGATGTTAATGAAATTCATTTTCCGGATGAAAGGCACGACGTTTTGCAGGAGTGGTTCGCCGCCGGTCAGCACCACGAGCCCACATTTATGCTCCGATGCCATTGTGCCAACTTGCTCGACTAACGTGTCGAGGCAGTAGCTATTTCCTTCTTCAAAGGATGTATCACAGAAGAAGCAGCGCAGATTGCACTTTGCCAAACGAACGAAGATTGCTGGCCAACCTGCTTGTGGCCCCTCCCCCTGCAAAGTGTAGAAAGGCTCACCGACGACCAACAGATCGCCGTCGGGGTGGAGAAACTGGTGCGTCACTGCGTTGAGGCCGTACACTTGCATGCTCCTTTTGCCGAGCGTCGCGGATGATGATCAATCCAAGCAACCCCGCGCTGGCATATCCGGGGAAAGCTTGGTTAAGGATTGAGGGAATGCGATGGAAGTGGTTCATGACTGCGCGCGAGCTAATAGGAAGCCCGGTGCTGCCGATGGCTTTGTAAAGAAGATCAATGGCGATGCAAAGCACCGCCTGCTGTTCGCGCCGCCCTTTGATCGATCGTCGAAGAAATTCCATGACGGTCGGGACCTTGGCTCGAAAGGCGGGCATCCCCTTGGATTTTTGGAGAATGCCGACATGCGGGAATTCCTCTCCCAAGCCAGCCAAGGTATCCGCGATGCAAGCGAGCGCGAACATCGCATCATCGCGGGAGGCTTCTCCCCCGCTTGATGTAACATCCGGATCGCCCGCCGATAGATGAAGGATCGCGCTAATGCGCGTTCGCAACGCCTCAAGCTCCCCGCGGTCTAGGCTAGGGAGCTTGGCGTTTATCTCGGCAAACTCTTTGCTGCGCTCGATCTTCCCCATGCTTATTCATACACGGCGGGGATCAAGCCACCCAAGGAGATGGCAATCTGGTAAGGTAATTGATTACCGCTTTGCGGAGCGCTCGATTTCCCCGGACTTCATCAAGGACAAATTTCATCCGCTGGATTGCTCCTTCCGCAATGGCGGGGGAAATGCGTTCGTGAGCAATCCAGTAGCGGTAGTCGCCGCTGCGCTCTCCCGCGACATACGCCGCTGCCATCATGTAAGCCAATTTATGGTCGGGGCTTCCTTTCGGAGCTAAGCTCTCGCGAGCTTCCACACTGCGACGATCGACGTACGCTTGCATTTTATCTTTCGTGGAAACACGCCGCTCGATTATCCCTTTGGTTGGTACTCGTCGGCTAACCATTTTATTTGTTCTCCGGATCGGGTTGAAGAATAATTTCAGTGCTCCCATTTCTGGTGTTGTGACGAAAGTATGAAATCCACCAGAGTTGCTCGGCATAGCGGACCGGCTTTTGCATCCCCTCGCTTTCTTCGTAAAGACGTATAGCATCTTCGTTACTTATATCGAATTTGACGACGATTGGCTCCGGCATAGCACATGCTCCTCAATTTGTGACGGCATCGATTACTTGATCGCATTCGTTACAGACCAAGAATTTCAATCGCCTGATTTCTTCTACCTTCGTATTGTAGCGGGGATTGCTCTCATTGCGGATCGCGCATGATTTGCAAGAAGCAAGCTCGGCCATACGCTCCTTGATCCTATCGATAGCTTCTCTTCGAATTCCCATAACACCATTCTCCTGCATATATCCATACAAACGAAAGGCCCGGAACCTCTTTACAAGGCCGGGCCTATGAACATGACTTCGCTTTCCGCTGACCTCCACCTCCACGGTCATCGTCATTTGCTTACTCGTGGGCAAATGACTTTCCATTGTGAAGTGGAAAGCGGAATTCGGTCCGTAATATTTATGCGCCCCTTTCATCGGCTGCCCTTTATCGAGGGCCAAGTCGCTCCACCATCCATCGCATGCCGGACCAGCTAGGTGGTATCAGTAAGCCGTTTGTGTGGTGCCCTATCACGATGGAAGCACCAAGGGCCGGAAAGCAGTGAGTTTCAGTCACTGTGAAAGTATCCCGGAGCGCGACCGTTGGTTTTGTATGAGCGGACCATTGGAGAACCGCCAGCATTCCATTGAAGCGATGATCGGGGCTCTTCGGCCATCGATGATCCTCGCAAGCGGGGGAGGGCAATGCAGAAAGCACCATCCGCTTTATTTTGTCCACTCAATCGGCTGGAAGCCGGGTGGGGGCTTGGAAGGCTTTGTCGGATGCTCCGCGTGCTTCCTCTCGCGCGCTTCGATCCTCATGCAAGCAGCCCTTCCCAATCAAATCATACCATCGAGCTTCTAGCTTCCTTGTATGATTAGATGAGCGGGGAATGCTGGAACCGCGGAAACCCTTGGTAGGAGCGGCTAACATGGCGAACGAAAAATCGGAGCTTTCGAGCGGCGGAAAAGCATCATGGGATGGCGGGCAGATACCTTCCATCTTGCTCGGCAAAGATGTGCCGATCCCGAAGAGCCCGGAGGAGGCATCGCTTCAAGCGGTCTTCAATCCGCATCCCGACGTGCACTTCATCGCACGTTTCACCTGCCCGGAATTCACTTCGCTTTGCCCGGTCACTGGTCAGCCGGACTTTGCAAACATCGTGGTCGATTACGCTCCGGATCGCTTCCTCGTCGAGAGCAAATCACTCAAGCTCTTCCTCTTCTCGTTCCGCAACTACGGCGGCTTTCATGAGGATTGCATTATCAGTATCGGCAAGCATTTCCGGGAAGCCGTCAAGCCTCATTGGCTCCGCATCGGCGGCTACTTCAATGCGAGGGGTGGTATCCCGATCGACGTGTTCTGGTCATTCGGAAAGCTCCCGGATGATCTTGAATGGGTACCCGAGCAAGGCGTCAATCCTTATCGGTCGCGCTGATATGGCCTTGGTAGCTAGAAAGCCCGCGCTCCTCTCGCGGTCGAATAAGTATAAGGTCGTCAACTTCGATTGCGCGGCATGCGGGAAGCCTTACATATTCGTATTCAATGAGGCGTTGAGTGCGGATGAAATTGCCCTCTGGTTGGAGCAACGCGGGTGGCCTATTATCTTTCCACCGCTCCAATTCTTTTGTGATGATGGGTGCAAGAGCAGCAAGGCGAAGCCGGTCGAGGGGTTGTGAAGAATAAGAAACTCAATGGGAAGCGCAAGCTCCTGCCTCGAAAAGTCCGGATAAAGAAGAATGCCGAGTTGCGGGAGCTTCGCTTGCTTGCAGTCAGATGCTTTATGAGTGGAGATGGTGCGAGCTTCGCAAAGGCCAATAAGGGGCTATGTAAGTATCTCCGGATCAAGGACGTCTACGACCGGAGGGCAATGCAGTGCAGGCAGGGAGGGAAGGAAGATGATTAGATCGCGCGGCTTGGATTTTTCGATAGATGTCGATTGGCGGAAGGGATGGCGATTGAGCGCGACCGCTCATATCAATGAACGAAGCCTCCTCCTTCTCGCCCCTTGGCAATGGCGTAAGGAAGTATGGAAGGAATGTGCCTGCTTCCGCGATCTTGTGGATTTGATGGACCTTCAATCATGATTTTTCAAATCACTCCGACTGTCGAGCAGGTCGACGAGGCCATCACGAATATTGTGCGGAAGAATTCCAAGGAGCTTGGGTTCGTCACGCGCGGCGCGTATATCGAAGGTATGATGAGAAACGAATTAGCTCTCATCCAATCGAGGGGAGAGATTATCGCGCTCTGTCATTTCCATATCAGGCGGGATCGGGTGCTCGTGATCTACGAGATTGCCACCAAGAAGGAGCATCGGGGCAATGGGATCGGAAGGGCGCTCATCCAAGCAATAAAGAGGTTGGGGGAGCGGCGCGGCGCTAGCGCGATCTTCCTCAAGTGCCCGGAGGAACAGCCAGCGAACGCGTTCTATAAGGCAATCGGCTTCCGGCTAATAGGCAAGGAGGCTGGAAAGAAACGCCGCCTGAACGCATGGCGCTTCGATCTAGGGGGCGGCTTCCTAGCTCCGAAAGCTCCGAAGAAGAGGAGGCGGTAAGATGGCATTCGTTGGCATCTGTGAAAATCCCGCTTGTCACATCACATTCAAATCGAAGGATAGCAGGCAGCGCTGCTGTTGCCGCCAATGCGCGCAAGCTTGTCGGAAGACCGCGCGAGTCTTTCTCGTGTGCGAGAATTGCGGAGCAGCCTTTACGCGCCGCGCTCATGATCTTCCTCCAATCAATAAGAGGACGAATGCGCGCGGCCGCTTTTGCTCTCTCGCGTGCAAACATATTGGCCATTCAAATGACGGAAAGAATAAAGCTCCTCGTTCTTTGCTCCGATAACTTATTCCGCTCCCAATTGGCTTACGGTGTGCTCAGGCAATACCATAAGCTCGAAGTGGTCGCGGCGGGATTGGAATGTGAGCATTTTGCCGGGAGGAAGCTCCCGCGGTCGTTGCTTCGGATATCCGGAGAGCTTGGGATCGATCTTAGTGCCAGCAGGATCACGATGATTGAACCCTGCCTTATCGAATGGGCGGATCGCTTCGTGCTCCTCGATGTCTGGACGCGAGCGCTTCTCAGGGTTTACATAACTAATAACAATCTCCCTATGATCCCGCTGCTGCTTCGTGCTCATCTGTTGGGGACCTACGCTACGCCTCCTGTGGTCTCCATTCTCAGTGCGCTCGAATACGATTTGACCGAAGATGAGATTGCAGATAGCGTTGATCAAATCGTCATGGGAAGTCATAAGCTCGCACGTTCGCTGCTCAACATCAAACGATAGGAGAGCTATCAATGCCAAAAGGTCCCTTCCGCCCGCTCATGATCACTATTGATTTGGATGATGAGGTCATCCGCTTGGAGCGCGATAGCTCCGGTACATATATCGGCGGAGTCAGGATCAGTGCCTATGATGAACCGATCCCTCTCGATCATCTTCAAAGTCGGCACGTTATCCGCGCTCTTCACGATACGGGCGTCGTCGAAGGTTTCCGTGATCAAGAAGAGTAAGGGGTTGCCTCATGGAAATGTGTAACGATTGCCCGCCGGTCGGTTATCCGACCGATAAGACGCGTTGCCTCGAATGCCCGCGACGTTCCGGCGTTCGCCGTTTCGTCCTCCTTTGGGGATGGGCGCGCTTCCTCTCCCGGATCGATGAACTCAGGAGACAGCAAGAGAATATCAAGGACAATCGCCCCGGACGTAATTGGGCGATCCTCGTGCATGATGATCCTTGGGCACTGATATACCAACGGATCGAATTCCGGATCGATCGCGCTCGTCATGCTGTCAGGGAATATGGAATGAGCGGCTGTACCGTTATTAACGCGGAAGGCTATCATAGATACACGGACGAGGAGCTTCACAAAAGGAATTGCGAGAGTTTGCAGAAAATCCGCCTGCGGGCTCATGAGGCCAAGCGAAAGCTGGACGCAATGGGATCGGATAACGAAATGGATCGGCAAGCCCGCGCGGCTGAACAAGCATCTCTCGATGCGGAAAGGTACTGACATGACCAAGGTCGGTGGTATTATGGGACGTGATGCAAGAAGGATGCTTGAGTGGTTGGATATCAAACGGGTCGGTTATCCATATGAAGTCTGTACCAGCATCTACAATCCAACGTCTTCCGGGATCGACCCGGAGAAATACGGGAGCCTTTGCCGCGCTCCTTTCCTTTGCTTCGGAAGTGCCATCTGGCTTTTCGCGCAAGAGAAGATGCGCGATGAGTTCGCCAAGGAGTACGAAGCTTCCATCGTTCCGGATCGAAGCGAAGAGTTGAGGGGGCAATCATGATCATCCGACTTACCGTGATAATGTGGACGCTGGCCATTCTTTTCGCCATTCTTTTCGCGCTCATCGAGGGAGGATATCTGATCATGACTATCAATCAGATTGCCGCGCTGATCGTGATGCTTTATCTGGTCACCATGCGCCCGCCGATAACCAAGCAGGGAGAAACCCTATTCGTGATCCTGCTGGTCGGCACGCTAATCTGGTTCTTCATCGCATTTTTCAGTGATGAGCCTTGGTTGCAGGTGAGCCGATCATGACCAATTGGCAACGCCAGCGTTTGAATTACGAGCTTGCCCAGCTGTTGGAGGCATTCCTTCTCGAGTATAATTGGAGGCATCCGAAGCAGGTCGAGCATATCGAATTGAAATACGTCCTCAAGGAGGAGAAGTGGTGATGCTGCCATCATGGGTGAAGCCGGGCGTCAGCTTCCGGCATGGTATTACAGGATATATATTCCATATCCGGGGGATGGTCGATGGTCGCGCCGTCGTACGCTACTGGTCGAATACGAAGCAGCGCTGGAATTATGAGGTCTATCACGATACATTCTTCGTAGTCAATGCGGATTGTCTTGAGGTCCGGGAGAAGAGGAGTCGCCGACGCAAGGCTCCTCGATCACTGAGTCGCAAGATCGATTAGTCATCCGATTTCCCCGAAAATTTAAGATCTTGCCTCCTCCGGGCTATTTCGCCCGAAAATTTATCATATTCAAACAGTTAGCCCGATCCTGACTTCGTCCGGGTTGCATCTCCCATAGCGATATCATATGTCGCGGGGGATGAGTCGCGATGAAGAGGGATCAATGCGACTTCGAAGAGGGCATTCAGTAGAGAGCTTCCGATCCGGGAATTCGAAGCCCGCGAGTCAATTCGTGCCCGCAAATCCCAGTCAATCCGCCTAATTCCGCCCGCTCGCAAATCCGCAGCGGGCTTTTTCGTGTGAAGATTACCAGATAGGGGAAAATCGATGCTCCGCAAAATAGTTCTGGCTCTGTTGCTGATCACGATATCCGCCGCCTCATCCGCCAAGGAGCAAGATAATCAATATGCTTGCCGCCTCCACGATGATTGGCTTGATGGATATCTGAGTGCCAATGCAAAGATGTGCCGAAAAGCGGGAGGAGAGTGGGCAAGGCAGGATAACATCTCACATGCCAACCCATATGGGAAGAGCGGAAGAGTGCCGATCCCGCGACCCAATCCATTTCGTACTCAATAGGTACTAATCCGCACCGGCAAAAGTAGGTGACGGAAAGTGGGGATGGGGAAGAGGATAAGCAGGAAGAGACCCCGATAATCGCCCCGCGCTGATATGCCCATCCGGGAATGAGGGCTAAAAATGGTTGAGCGTCGTAAAAGCAGGAAACCGGAAATCGAGTTGGTGGACTCCCCGCGTGGTGGGAAGATCATCAAGCCGAAGAAGGGTCAACGACTTGGGGGACGTCAGAAGGGCACGCCTAATCGTGTCACGACCATCCTCCGGGATTGCATCATCAATGCGGGATCGAGCGCGGGGGATTACATTTCGGAGCTTGGGGTCGAGTCGGCGGGGAATGCGGGTGGCCTCGAAGGATATCTGCAATGGCTCGCGATCAATAAGCCGGAAGCATTCGCCAGTTTACTTCGCGCAGTGCTCCCGCTGCAAATCATATCGAAGCGGAGTGAGACCAAGGAATACATCATCCGCACCAGCGACGAGTTACGGAAGGAATTGAAGGAGCGCGGCATTCCAACGCCGCGTATGTTTGAACCCATGAGAGTGCTGCTCCCGCAAAGTAAGGGAGCGCCGGTGACTATCGAACATGAATAGGTTCCCCGCCCCCGCGCTTGGCCACTCTCTCCGGCCTTCCCCCGAAAGCGTAGGGTCGGGATCGCGGCGGTACCTCTCCACGATCGACGCCCCCTTGATCGTGCACGCGGCAACGAGGTACCGCCGCTCGTATTTGAAAGGAGCTTGCTATCATGGATGAAGCAGTACGACATATGCTCAAACAAATGAGGGCGGAAGCTCCTGACCGGCATACGGCCACATTGTTCGATTATGTGGTCGACCGCTTGGAAGATATCGAACGACTGACGCGGCATGTTTCAAGAATGGAGCGCATGCTACGTCGGATCATGCACACAAGTCGCTCCATTCTCAGAGATGAAGGAGAGCTACTCATGGCAGGCCCGAAGACCCAAGAAGTCATCGAACAGTTGGTGACGGAGAGCGCAGCAAATACGTCGGCGACCAATTCGGCACTCAATCTTCTGCACACACTGATCGGCCAGGTGGAGGCGAACGTCGACGATCCGACCGCGCTCCAAGCCGTCCTCGATACCTTCAAGGCGAACGATCAGGCACTCGCCGCCGGCGTCACCAACGGCACGGTTGCCGCTCCCGATCCGATCGGCACGCCGACGCCGGTCGCACCACAGCAGGAAAATCCGGATGACGCTCCGCACGATCCGCTCGCACCGGAAGGCCCTTCGGTGACGGCTCCGACCGATGACGGAAGCAGCAGCAATCCGAATGCGGTCGCCGCCGCACGTCACAAGCCGAACAATCGCAAGAAGTAATTTCCTGCGATGCACGGTACTCTTACCAAGTCAGGTCGGCGGGAAATATCATCCGCCGACCTCGATCTTGTTGAAGAGCTAGCAGCGGCGGAAGCAAGGGAGAGCTTCCTTTCATTCCGCTATTACATGAACCCCCAATTGATCCGGGGGTGGTGGCAGGACCTCTGTTGCATTGAATTACAGAATTTCTTCGAAGAGATATTGGCTGGCAAGCGCCCCTGCCGATTATTCGGCGCTCCTCCCCAACATGGCAAATCCGATATCATCAGTGACTTCGCTGCTTGGTGTGCGGGGAAACAGACGAATTGGCCGATCCTATTCTCGTCATATGCGGAAGAGCTTTGCACGCGGACCAATTTGAAGCTACAGAGCTATTTCCTCGATCCCCGATATCAGCATGTGTTCCCGGAGCTTCGCGTACGCCGCAATCTCCCGGAAGACCTTGACATCGCCGTCAAGCCTCAACAGAATACCGAGGTCATCGAGTTCGCGAAGTATCCCGTGCGGGGAGAGGATGGGGAGCTTCGCATGGTGGGAGGAGGCTCCTTCCGCAATCCAACGGTCGAAGGGCAATCAACCGGGTTCGGATGCATGCTTGGGATCGTGGATGATCCCCTTAAGGGAAGAAAGGAAGCGCGCTCCCCAACCATCCGTCAGAACGTATGGGATTGGTTGATGGAAAGCTTTTTCTCCCGCTTCGCCGATCAGGCTGGCCTTCTCATGATCATGACGAGATGGCACAAGGATGACGCGGGCGGTCGCTTCATAGAGAGATATCCGAATACGCGCGTCATCGCATTTCCCGCCATCGCGAAGCATAATGAGTACATCCGTCATCCGAATGGTGAACGCGTCCTTCTTCGTAAGAAGGGAGAGGCGTTATTCCCCGAACACAAGAGCATTGATTTCCTCCTTCTCCGCAGGCAGGGATATACCACCGCGGGATGGGAGAGCGTTTACCAACAGAGCCCGATCATTCAGGGAGGTGGAGAATTCCCGGTCGAGAACTTCACGGTCATTCCCGCGATCAATCGCAGGGAGATAAAGAAATCCGTACGCTATTGGGATAAGGCAGGGACCGATGACGGAGGAAAGCGAACAGCAGGCGTGCTCATGCATCTCATGTTCGACGGCACCTACACGATTGAGAGTTGCGTATCTGGACAATGGTCGGCGCTCCCAAGGGAAGTGCATATCAAACAGTGTGCCGAGAATGATAAGGTCGTCTGCAAAAACGTACGTACCTTTGTCGAGCAGGAACCCGGATCGGGAGGAAAGGAGTCGGCGGAAGCAACTGTTCGAATGCTTAGAGGCCATCGCATCTACGCCGATAAAGTGACGGGATCGAAGGAGGATCGTGCGGAGCCTTACGCAGCGCAGGTGCAGAATAAGGGCGTCAAGCTTCTTGCCGGTCCTTGGGTGACGAGCTTCCTCGATGAACACGAGGTCTGGCCCAATGGTCCTTTCATGGATAAGGTTGATGCATCGGCGGGGGCATTCAATAAGTTGAACGTCGGCAGTTACGATAGCTCTTTCTCATGGGTGCGGGATTGAGAAACGTTGCACATATCCGGTGGGGTGATTGGGTCCGTTTGAAGAGCGGAGGTCCGATAGGGCTCGTGACGGATTTGGATATCTCATTCCCCCGGAATGCTCCCGCTATCTGGGATGAGCGCTCGACTGGATTGATCGAAGTGTATTACCCCGGAGATGTTGCGGATGCGATAAGCGTACTTCCGCGTGCCATGTTCCATCTGGTCGAGCGGGGGCACGTCTGGGATATAACGCACGGACACAGTGCGGATTGGAAAGGGTGGAAGCCATGAATGAAGACCACCGCATGGATGGCAGCCATTGGACTCCCGGGTACTTACTCGAGCCCATCCTTCCTTTCGTTACTTCCCTCAAGATCGTAGCCCGCGCGGATATCGATCCTCCCTATCAGACCGAGAGCAAAGATTATGAGGACCAAGTGGTCCGGCAGTTGCTGCTTTGGGTCAATGGGATCAGCAGGCATAACAATATCACGAATGAATGTTGCCCGGATTTCTCCTGTTGCTCTCCGGAGCTATTCGAGGAGGATGAGGCCAAGCGCCGCGCTCGATTGATCCGCTTCCTTTCCAAGAGTGGAAGGTGGCCCCGATGCATCCCATGATATGGAGCACCTGATTATGGAAAGCTTCAAGACCACGTGGTGGGAAGCCACGGCCAAAAGATGCACTGCGGAAATATTCACGCAGATTGTTTATCGCAACATCGCGAGCGGGGAGGAGCTTCCGAGTAGTGCGCTTCCGGTTGGCGCGCTCTACGCGATCCCGCGAAGAAAGGATAAAGGCCCGGATGATTTCCCTTACGCAGCGGCTTGCGATGGAAAAGCGGTTGCTTGCGTCGTCTTGGGATTTGAGGAGGGGGCGATCCGGCATTGGTACATCGAGAACCGCGCCTCGAATTGTAACAAGAAGCTTGATAGCAAACACCGCTGTTGGGTCAGGCATGGCACAGTCGGTGATAAAGTCACGGTCGATAAAGCAGGCTTGACCTGCGGAGCGGGGGCAGGATCATTCTACATGGGGCGAAAGGATCAATGGCACGGCTTCCTGCATTCGGGGTGGTTGCAAGAGCAGCGCGTAGAAAGGGAATGGTCGTTATGAGAACGGTCGGATTACCAACGACGATGCTTGCAGCAATGGCGGCAAGAGCGGCGGCGGAACGCGATGACAAAGCGGCTGGCAAGGAGCCAAGCCAAGTCAAGCAGCGGGAGCAACAGCGCCCTCCGAAGAATGCGAAGCTCTCTCCTCGTGCGCAAAGAAGGAATGAGGGGAAGGCGCAGCGCCAGATTACCAAGCGCAATTACATGCGGGGATGATCCCGCGCGATGAAGAGGAGAGAAGGTAATGGCAAAGAAGGGAAAATACATCGTCCGCGTTACGATCATGACGGAGGCCCCAGTATCGAAGAAAGCAATTCGGGAGTGGGTGCAGTCCAGCTTCGATCAGCGCGCCGATGATAAGCCGGATGATACGACATCGATCATCTCGGCGAAAGCTTCCGCGGTCGACGAGCAGTAGGCCATTCCGGCTTACTTGGAGGAGGAGAGAGCGCTATGAGTGGCATTGATCACGGCGATATCCCGACCAAAGCGTCGAGGATGATTACGCGGCGGGAGATGATCGAGCAATATCCCCCGCCTTATCATATCGAGATGCGCGATAAGCACGGTCGTCGCGTTTCCGGCACAGAGCACAGCACGCTCTCATCCTTGGAGCTTGAAGTGCAAGTCGCGCTCGAAAAGATCAAGGACGCAAAGGACCCATCGACCGATTACGTGGTCACCGGCATCCCCAAGGAAATCGTCCTTCCCAAGCACCAAGCGAGGGAGCAGCCATGAAAGCGGCCGCAACGATCGCGAATGCGCTCCTCCTCGATATCTTCCGGGCGGGGAGCCCGCTTGGCATCAAGCGCATTGCCGCTCGTGCGCGGGATGGGGATCGCCGCGCGGGGAAGGATGAAGCAATCGCCAAGGCGGAAGCCAAGCGCGAGCGGAAGGGGGCCAAACTCCGCGCTCTCGCCGCCAAGGGGGCCATTGCATCATGAAAGCTCCTTGGTCGGATCGTTACCCCGCCTTGACGACGACGGTCGTTTCCTACGGCTTGCTCATCGCCATCGTGGGAGGCATCGCATTCGGGATTTACTCCTTGGTGAGGGTGCTGCCATGAAAGTCCTTTGGCTCACGTCATCCGTGATCATGATGTGCGTCGCGCTCTTCGGGAATGTTGGGTTGCTTGCGTCGATAGGAGCGGGGTGCCTATCGTACGCGATCTTCGCAACCTTCCCGCTGGTATTCTTCCGGCATCTGAGAAGCGGAGTGTAAGCTCGATGATGATCGATATTGGGAGGGGCGAAAGCCTTTCAGCGGCGTTGATCGAAAGCGCGATAATCGATCAACGCTTCTACATAAATGGCTCCGCAACGTATCTGGTCATCATTACGACCAGCGGGCGGCGGATATCTATTGAACATGGATGGGGCGTCGACGTCTACAAAATCAAACAGAGGATCGACGCATCATGCTGACCTCACTTTTCAAAGATGGATTTCAGAATTTACTTTCATCCATTGGTATGGGAGGGCGAGATAAAGGAGCCGTCTCGACCAGTTACGTTATCCGCTCATTGACTTACGCACAGATCGATGCCGCTTACCGCTCCGATTGGATAGTGCGGAAGGCCATTGATATTCCCGCCGATGATGCGACGCGTGAGTGGCGCTCATGGCAGGCGGATAAGAAAGATATTACTGCCCTTGAGGAGACTGAGAAGCTGATCAAGGTACAATCGAAGATGCGACGCGCGATGAAGCTCGGCCGCTTTATCGGCGGGGGCGCTCTCATGATGGGGACCGATGACGAGGAGGATATGACCCTCCCGCTCAATTTGAAGAAGGTCAAGAAGGATAGTTTGAAATTCCTTCATCCGGTCTCGCGTAATCAATTGGCGACCGGCACGATCGTTCAGGATGTGGCAAGCGAATGGTATGGTCGCCCGGAATATTATGAGCAGCGCTACATCGGCGCGGCTACGACTCCTTTTCAGCAAGGCGTGCGATTTCACCCCTCCCGCGTCATTCCCTTCTATGGAGCGGAAAGGCTGAATGCGGTCGAATTCAACGAGGCTTGGTCCGATCCGATCCTGCAAGTAATCGATGATGCAGTGAAGGGCGCTGGTCTTGTGAGCGCGAACATCGCGCACATGATCAGTGAGGCAAAGGTCGATATCATCAAGGTGCCCGATCTTACGGAGGCGGTATCGACAGAAGAAGGTCAAAAGCGGCTGACCGAACGCTTCACTTATGCGAACACCGCGAAGTCTGTGATTAACGCGCTCCTCCTTGATAAGGAAGAGGAGTGGCAGCGCATCCAAGTCGAATTTCAGGGGATGCCGGATGTATTGCAGGTCTACCTTTTGATCGCATGTGCCGCGGTCGACGTTCCGTCAACCCGCTTCCTCTCGCAGTCACCAAAAGGATTGAGCGCGACGGGCGAAAGCGATATCCGGAATTATTACGATAGCTGCCGTTCGAAGCAGACCAATGAAGTGACGCCGACGATTTCTCCGCTTGATGAAATCGTCATCCGCTCGACCTTGGGCACGATGCCGGACGGCATCCATTATAACTGGCGTCCCCTTTGGCAGGCGACGGAAGCGGAGAAGGCGACGACTGCTTACTCCAAAGCTCAGACATTCCAGATTGACGTAAACAGTATGCTCTTCAATGAGGATGCATTACGCCAAGGGCGACAGAACCAATTGATCGAGGATGGCACCTATCCCGGTTTCGAAGATGCGATAGACGAGTTCGGAGCGGAGCCGGATGAGCCTGAGGTCGATCCTGCCTTGCTTGCCGCTCAGAAGCTCCTAGGCCCCTCGAACTCGCAGCAAAAGGCCCTCCCGCCCGCTAGGAAGGCCCTCCCCGCTCCCCGGAGAAGCGGAGATAGCGTTCGGATCGGGGATAGCCTGCCATCCCCGCTCTATGTTCATCGCGATCTAACCGCGGCATCGGCTTCTAAGGTCAGGGAGTGGGCGATTGCTCAAGGCTTCCCCGCCGCTAGCGTTCTTACTGATATGCGTGTCACCATTATCTATTCGCGGGAACCGGTCAATTGGATGTCGCTTGGAAGTGACGATTGGGGAGGAGATGCCGACCTTGTCGTTCCTGCCGGTGGCCCCCGCGTTATGGAAAAATTCGGAGAGGGGGCGATCGTTCTAAGTTTCGCATCCAATCGTCTGCAATATCGACACGAGAGCATGTGTGCTCAAGGTGCTTCGCATGATTACGCGGAATACCAGCCACATCTGACCATCGCAAATGGCGTCAGCATCGATATCCGCAATATTGATCCTTACCGCGGGGAGCTTCGGTTCGGTCCGGAAATGTTCGAGGCCATCAGCAAGTCTTATGATCCGAATGATCCTCCCGACGATGACGACGAGGATGATACATGCTGATGTCGCTATTCGGTCCCACTAGGGTTATCTCTCCTCCCGCCGCTAGTGGATCGGATCGGGAGGAGGGGGACGCGTCGGTCATGCCAGCCCGTGACGCGATGCGTCCTCCTCCTTCTCGTGATCCGACGCGCACCGGTTCGATCCGCCGCGCCTTCCGGAATGATATCGAGCAGCGCTTGCGTCGCTTGAAGATGGCTTTGCGTAAAGCGGCGCTGATCAAGCCGGTCTTCGGGATGCCGAATTATCGGACCGCTCAAGGTTTCGATGCATGGTTTACGGATGCGGCACAATCCATCATTGTCGATCGTAATGGATACTGGCTGGATAAGTATATCCGCGCGGCTTATGAACTTGGCTTGGCGCGAGCCCGCGAAGAAGTCAATAATCAGGATACGCTTATTCATCACGATAACTGTGACGCGATCGTGGCGCTTGCTCAAATCGAGCTTCAAGGAGCGACCGACGCAATGGTGCATAATGCCTCTCGCGAGATGGGAATGGGGTTGGTCGCCCGCTATTCGGAAAGACGTATTTACCGAGCAATTGTCGGCAAAATCGACGAGATAGGCAGGGTGCGGTTGCGTGCGCTCGCGTCTACATATATCGTCCGCGCTTTCAACGCCGCAAAGCTGGACCTCTATGAGGCCAGTGGCGTTGCCCGGGTTGGCATCCTTCCGGAGACGCGACCCCCGCAACATTCCCACGATCACGCGTCATTTGACGCGGTCAAGATCAGAAGGCGCAAACCGGTACAGCGCCGCTTCTTGACTAAACCCGGTGCGCAAGAGCAGACGAGAATAGAGCGACGCGAAGCCAAGCTATCGAAGCTCAATCTCGTTAACGTCTTAACCGCAGGTGATGACGATGTTTGCGTTATCTGCGAAGGGATCGAGGAAGCCGGTCCTTATACGATCGATGAAGCGAGGAGCCTTATCCCCGCTCATCCCAATTGCCGTTGTGCATTCATTCCATTCCAAGCCGGGAGATAAGCATGGTCAGCCCCAATAGTATCAGCGGAAATATGAAGGCCACGTCGCCGTCAAGCGGAGCGGGCTTTACGCTCTTCGCTCCCCGCGAAGCGACGCATTGCTTGATCAGCAATGTATCCGGGGCGGTGATCGAAATTCAGCAAGGAGGAAGCGGGGAGGTCTTTCCGCTTCCCGATCAACAGACGATCGATATATACGGCATCACGAATATGAACCAACTCGGCGTCCGCGCCAAAACTCCGGCCGCGCTCGACGTCTATGCTCGTTGGGATTTGGCGTAATGCTCGTCCCGCGCTTGCAGGGAAAGCCGACGATCGGCTTCCGCCATCGGGGAGGAGGCCCGTTAGATCGCGGGCAAGCTTCTCCTCCCTCGATTAGCGGATTAGCGCGGATCGGGGAAGTGCTGACTGCTTCCTTCCCCGATAATGATCCGAATGGCCCGGCACGTGATATCGCTTATCAATGGACGCGGAACGGGATCAATATCCCCGGAGCCACGGCGTCAACTTATACGTGCCAATTCATCGACCTTGGTTGGCCTCTCAAGGTCATCGTTAATTATCATGATGGGCAGGGGTTCGGTTCATCCCTGCAATCCGCCGCTACGGTCGCAATCGATCGCGTGTTTCCATTCAGGGATGAGAACGGTACCAAGGCGTTGGTCGATTTGGATTTCGAGCGCGGGCTATTTTACTACAACGGGAACGAGTATGCGAGCTTTGCCGCAGTCGTTACCGCGGTCGGTGCGGGAGCGGATAATGGGGATGGCACCTATACGCTTGGCCCCGCCGCTAATCTGCCTTTCACGAATTACAATAATGCGGAAGGCACGAACGTTTGTGAATATATAAAGACAGGTACGACGCAATCGACATTTCTCTACACATTCCAGCAATCCGGCGTCAACACGGATATGATCCGCGCGCTATCTCTTGACGCCAGCAATCGCCGATCATTCGACGTCGTGCGTACAAACGTGACGCAATTGCAAGTTGTCAGTGGGGTTGGTGCCGCGCTCCAACAGAATTACCGCTTCCGCTCGGTTGACGTCTATAAGGTCAATGATGGCATGACCTATATGGATGGGGAGCTTGTTGGTTCCCCGGATGTCAGCGGCAACGTCTCCGCAGCAGTGACCAACGTTTCCTTGATGATCGGGCATCGGGCGGGAGCTAACAAGCAGGATGGCACGATTTACCGCTTTGCTTATTTCCCAAGGGCGGTCAGTCAATTGCGTCGCCAACAACTTTCCTTGCGCCGCGCGGGAGCGATCGTTGCCGGGGTATGGACGTGGTATAATGATCCGCGCGTGATCAAGTTGGGCAGTGACCTTGTTGCGGGAGGGGTCGGGAATTATACCGCAGGTACCCCTTCGGTCGGGAAGATCGATGGGATTTCCTACACTGCCCACGTCGGCTTGGAAAAGGACGATCATGATAACCCGGGCCTTGAAGACCTAGGAAGCAATAATTGCATTATGCAGTACTCCCGGCATGGGATCGATAATAATTACTACCAGCGGCTTGGCACGATATCGGCGGGCGTGATCACATGGGGATCGGAAACCAATATCGCCACTCAGTTAGGAGCGACCAGCTATACGTACGCCAATCTTGCGAAGATCACCGCGGGGCTCTTCTCATTTCATCGGGCGGTCGTCGGAGCCAATCCGATCACCATGTGCTTCTCGAAGAGCGCGGATGCTGGCGTAACATGGGCGGCTTCGCAGCGCGTGCTTAACGGACTCCGCCCCTACAACAAATTCTGCAAGAATGGGGCGAACCGGATCGACTTCATTTGCAATGACGGGCACCCGGATGAGGTCGTCGGTAATTCGACGTACCATTTTTACTATGATGGCGCGACGGATAAATGGTGCAAGAGCGACGGCACGGATATGGGCGCTCTCCCGCTCACTCCTGCAACGGCGCTTACGAAAATATATGATGGGGCATCGGTCGAGAGTTGGGTGCATCAAGTCGCGGCGGGAGGAGATGGAAAGCCTTCCGCGGTATTCGCGATCTTCCCCAATCGCGTCAATGATCATCGTTATTATCACGCGAAGTGGGATGGCTCCGCTTGGGCTTATCACGAGATTTGCACCGCGGGTGGCACCATCTATCCGAACGTATCCGGGGTCGATGGTGCATCCGGTCCGACCAATCAGGATTATTACTCCGGAGGCATTTGCCTTGATCCGGATGACGTCAATACGATCTATTGCTCCCGCCCCACCAAGACCGATGGCACGATCGGAATTGGAGGAGTGCCCGGAGCAACGCGCGGCATCTTCCAGCTATGGAAAGGCGTCACGGCGGATAATGGTGCTACGTGGACGATGACGCGCCTAACCAATATGCCGGAAGATTGCTTCCGGCCATTCAAGCCGAATGGCGCGACCGAGCTAACGTTCTGCATGGGGCCTTATAAATCGTACATCGATTTCCAAGGCGTCACCATCTGTAAAATCCCGGTCTGAGATAAGGAGCTTCCCATGGTGCTCGAACTCTTTGACACTTACGCCTTGCGCGATATGGACCCGCGTGATTGGCATATCGATCGAACGACCGGCTTCCTCGTGGCCAATCCTCGAGTCGCTCGCATCGGTATTCAGATTTACGGAGCCGACGAGGTCGATCCCGATCATGAACATACCGAAGCCGGTCAGCGGGTGAAGGTATTCCGCCCGGAGGCGGAAGTATTTTCTAAGGACTCGATGGCGACGTTTCCATACCGCCCGATCACCAATGATCATCCGCGAAGCCATGTGACTGCGAAAAGCTGGAAGAAGGATGCCGTCGGAGGAGCGGGAGGAGAGGTTGCCCGCGATGGCGAATTCATCCGCCTGCCTCTCATGGTGTGCGATGCTCCCGCAGTCAACGATATGCAGGCGGGCAAGAAACAGTTTTCGGTCGGCTATGGGTGCGAGCTTGACTGGACCCCCGGTAAAACGCCAGCGGGGGAAATATTCGATTGCATCCAAAAGAACATCCGGGTCAACCACATCGCTGTCGTCGACGTCGCCCGTGGAGGCCCGGAGCTTGCAATTGATCACGGCGACGTTGACGATGATGATGACAACACAGGAGACGATGATATGGCAGGCGATAACAATCCCCGTCCTTCCCTCATGCAAATGGTGGTCGACGGCTTGACGGTTTCCGTGCCCGATGCACAGACGCAGTCAATCATCAACAAGGCGGTCGCTGATCGCGAAGCGAAGATCACGAATTTGACGACCGACCTCAAGGCATCGGCGGCGAAGATCGAGACGTTGCAAACGGACGCCGCGAAGGTAGCGACCGAGACCAAGCAGACCGTCGACAAGCTGACTGCCGAGAACGCGACGCTCAAGAAGCAGGTCGAGGATGCGAAGGTCACGCCGGCGAAGCTCAGTGCGATGGCGAAGGACTATGCGGATACGATCAGCGTCGCACAGCAGGCGATGCCGCAGGGCAAGCCCCTCGTGGTCGACGGCCGCGACATCGCCGATATTCGCAAGCAGGTCGTCATGGCAAAGATGGGCGATGACGCGAAGGATTGGACCGACCCGCAGGTCGAGACCAGTTTCGTGACAATCACGAAGGATATCAAACCGGGAGCGGCGCGCACTTCTCCTCGTCCCGGCAACTCTGTGTACGATGCTCGGCAGCAATGGAGCCAGCCCGCTCCTAGCTCCGCGAACATGAACGACGGCGACCGCGCCTACGCGGAAGGCAACTGGCGGACCGAGAACGGTTGGCGGGGGCAGGCGTGGATCGACTCCAACATCGACGCCTTCCGCCGCGGTCAGGGTCAGCCGCAGTAATACAGTTCGCGCAAGCGCGAGCTTCGTCACTACCACGTCCACCGTTTTCTTGAAGGCAAACAAAGGAGCAGGCTAATGCCCGCAGTACAGACCACCTATACCCAATACCACAAGCAGTGGCCCGGTCCGGGTTTCGAACCGCATATGGCGGGGTATGAGAACGTCACCGGCATCGTCGAGACGGTCGGCGGCGTTCCTTTCGGCCGTGCGGTCTCGCAAGGCGTCAACGACAAGGGCGTGGTCCTTGGCGGAACAAAATTCCGTGGCATCTCGATCATGGACCAGTTCCGGGTTCCGACGCCTGCGATCCCGGTCGCCGATTACTACCAATACCGCGAGAATATCGGCGTCAAGACGCGCGGCCCGATCGTCGTGCTGAACAACTCCGGCGGCGCGGTCGCGGCGGAAGATTTGGTCTACTTCGATGCGACGACCGGGCTCTTCGCAAATTCCGAAGGTGCCATCTCGGTCGCCGCCCCGACGTTCTCCGGGACCGGCAATGGCGTGCTGACGCGGGGCACCCCCGCCTATGGCGCCAATCATGTCGCTGGCGTTTACACGGTGCGCTTCGTCGCGGCCGCTGCGAATGCCGGGCGGTTCATTGTGCTTGATCCGCAGGGCGATGAAGTCGGTGAGGGCAACGTCGGCGTTGCTTTCGCTGGTCCGGTCAATTTCACGATCGCCGACGGCGCCACCGACTTCGTGGTCGGGGATACCTTCCTTCTCGCGCTCACTGCCGCGACGCAAGGCCCGATCCCCGGAGCGCGGTGGCAAACGTCGGCCGTTGATCAGGCCCTCGCAATCGTCAATCTGGGTATCCAGAAGTAAGGAGCTTCCTCCTCCCGCTGGATATCGCTACCCCTCACCCCTCGAACAAGCAAATGAAAGAGGCTTGATCATGTACTTCGCAAACGGTTACTACCCCTCGATGGCAGACGCGCAGCAAGCCGCGCTTGCCTTCGTGCAGTCACAGCTGACTGTAGTGGAAGCGCAGGTCTACCGGATCATCTATCCGGACGTGCAGTTCCGCGAATTGGTGCCGGTCGATACATCGGCACCGGAATGGACCAAATCGGTCACGTTCTACTCGATGGACGTCACCGGCAGGGCGGATTGGTTCGATATCCGCGCAAACGATATCCCGATGGCCGACCTGACCAAGGAACGCTTCGAGCAGGGTATCGAGATGGCCGCGGTCGGCTATCGCTACGACATGCAGGAAGTGCAGTACGCCATGTCGATGGGTATCAATCTGCCCAACGAGAAGGCGGAAGCGGCACGGCGCGCGTCGGAGGAGTTCCTTGACACCCGTGGTATCGCGGGCGACTCCGTCAAGGGATGGACCGGCATCTTCAATGCGGCGGGCGTTTCCGTCATCACCGTTCCAAATGATGGTACCGGCTCCTCCCGCTCCTTCACCGCGAAGACCCCGCAACAGATCATGCGGGACTTCAACTCGGCGCTTTCCAACATCTACACGACCTCCTTGCAGTTGGAGATGGCCGACACCGCACTCTTCCCGATCGACACGTTGACCTATCTTTCGGAAATTCAGCTTCCGAACACGACCATGACCCTCCTCGATTGGATCATGCAGAAGAACATGTACACTTTGCGCACCGGTCGCCCGATGACGATCCGGGGCGTGCGTGGTCTCGAAACGGCGGGAGCAGGCAGCGTCAATCGTGCCGTGTTTTACCGGAAGGACCCGCAGGTCGTGAAGATGCACCTTCCGATGCCCCACCGCTTCTTCGGCATCTGGCAACGCTCGCCGTTCGTGTTCGACGTTCCGGGGCTGTTCCGCTTCGGTGGCGTCGAAGTGCGCCGCCCCGGTGCCATGCGCTATCTCGACGCTTTCTAAACCTCTCCCCCGCTGATCTAGCGGCAAGGGAAAGGCGCTTCCGGCAAAGAGCTAACCGAAGAGAAGGAAATTCAAGATGGCATTCAAGATCACGAACATGACCGCGAACCCCCGCGTCTTCACGGACAGGCATGGGGCCAAGGTGCTTGTCCCCGCGATGGGGACGAAGGACGGTGCCGACCTCGATCAGGATACCGCCGACTACATCAATGAGCTTACCGAGCGCAAGGAGCGGATCGCCATCGAGGGCGAAGTCAGTAGCGGCAAGGCAAGGGTTGCTCGCCGCGGTTCCGGCGCCGACTCCGCAATCGCCCGCCAGACGATGGGCGATCCCTCGCGTACGTCGGCACCAATCCAGCAGGCTATCGAAGACCTCGGCAAATCCGAAGCCGAACTCGCCGCGCTCCGCGATCGTGGCGGTGACGACGAGGATGGTGAGAAGGAGGAGGCCAAAGACGACGGCGAAGACGGCGGGAAGAAAAGCGCCGCGACGCATACGCGTCCGACCAAGTCGCAGCAACGGGCAAGCTCACGGAAGAAATAGCGCACTCGCGCGGGAGGCTTCCTAATGGCTTATGTCCCTCCGAACGCCGCTACGTTCAAAGCTCGCTTCCCCGAATTCGCGAGCTTGACCGATCCCTTCATTCAAATCCTTTTGGATGAAGCGGATATTTTCACTGATGGCAGGTGGGTGGATCGCGACAGGAGCGTCGCCGTCCTCCACCTTGCCGCTCATGCTGCACAGCAATCCCTGCTAGCGCAGCAGGAGTTCAGTTCGAGTAGCGGCGACAGTAATACCACGGATGATAGTTTTCTGTTCGTTAAAACGATCCGCTTTTCCGATCGGGAAATTACTTGGGATAAGAAGAAATCATCCGGGAGTTCGTCAAGCTCCTCTTCTTCCCGTATGGGATCGCCCTATGCGGATACGATCTATGGTCAACGTTTCCTTCAACTCCGCCAACGTAATATTGGCGGGCCGCTCGTGGTGTAGTGATCATGGTCAATTGGATGACGCTTGCTGAAACGATGGACCAAGCGATTGATCGTGAGTTCGGGGTTACTATCAACCTCATTCCTTGGGGAGATGCCATGACCAATGGCCTTCCCGATCCTTTCAAGGAAGGAGGAGCGGATATGTCGCGCGCAAGGCGCGATGGGATCAAGGCGCTATTTGTACGCCCGGATGCCTCGATCAAAGCCGTGAAGGGCGGCGAGAGCACGAATATGGTCGAGGCGGATGTAATCATCTCGATCCGCACCAGCCTGCTTGGAGACCTCAGGGAAAAGGATCGTTGCGAAATTCCGCAGCAAGCTTTCATTGATGCCTTCCTAGGGGAAGTCAATTTTATCACCCCCGGAGATACCGGCCGGTCCCTTTTGCACCTGATCAAGGTCAAGCAGGAATGATCCGGAGCATTATCCGTCAAATCGTCGTTGCTGCTCTTCGGAGGCGGACGCTTGCGGGGATGCGCGTCTACGATAGTGATAACACGCCGCTCCTCGATGCTCTCAAGGAGATAAGCTCCGGACCCTACATCGTCGTTTTTACCGATGATGATACCGCGAGCAATATCAGCGGGCATGATATCTCGATGGCAGACCGCGCCATATCCATCGTGCTAGAGGTTGGGATCGCGTCCCGGGTGGAGTTGCCGGGAGCAGATGGGTCCCCGCCGCAACCCGCCCTCGAACTTCCCGCGACCGACGAGGCGATGGAAATTGTTATCGATATAGTGGAGATGCAAGCGAAGCGAGCCCTTTGGCAGGATACGACCAACGCTTGGGGCGATCTTCTCAAGGAAATCGTTCTCGGCATCCGCCGCGTGCCATCCATGCGAGGTGCCCAAGCTGATAAGGGCACGCGTTATGCTGCTCGGCAAACGACATTCATCGCGGAAAATGTTATCGCCGATCCCATTCCGGGGATGACGCTTGAAGCTTATCACCCGGTAACGAAATTCCTTGCGCTCGCGCGCTCCGATGTCAATGCCGCGATAGCGACCGCCGCCGATATTATTGAGCGCGCTTTGTTGACTGATCCGACCGCCAATTGGCGGCAAGCGCAATCGTGGCTTGGATTGACGGAGCAAGCCGCACGGGCAATGGGGATTGCTCCGCTGGTGCAGGTCGTGCCCGATGAGGAGGGGGCAATGCTTACCGATGATGATCAAGGCGTACAGCTGGAACCACAGGAACCTTATGAGCCTTATCCCAAGGGTCAAGGTTGATGCGCGGGCAATCGCGAAGTGGGCCGGGCGGATGCGCGGCAAACGTCAGCGTGTTCCGAAGGTTGCGGCATCGACCCTCAACTATATTGGTGATAAAGCCGTGATGGCGATGGCGGAAAGAGTAGCAGCGCAGACCGGTATGCCGATCGAAGCCGTGCGTCGCTCCTTCGTGATCACCCGCGCTAGCGAAGCCAATCTTTCGTTTATCATCGATGCCAAAAAATCGATGACGGAAGAGACCTCCCACCGCCCGATGCCATCTCGCGATAGCAGGGGACGCTTCGTGAAGAAGGATGAAGAAACATTCTTCCGGGAGGGGGAGCTTGTCAATATCATCGACATGGGGGATGAGCGGGTTTGCCCGATCTGTGAGCGATTGGTCGAGGATGGCCCTTACACAATCGAGGAGGCCCGTCGCTTGGTGCCTGCTCATCCGAATTGCCGCTGCGTCGTCGATACCCTCGAACGCCGCAAGGTAGCTCCTATCGAATTCCGTAATCAGAACCCATCCGGCTTTCGAGCGGAGAGCACCGCGGAGCCGATGTCGGAAATTTTGGCCAAGATGCGGGGCGAGTTACAGCAGGCAATGCGGAGCGCGCTGCGATGAGTGATTACCAAAGGCTTCTTCATCAGATTGCCGATTACGGGCGCTTGATCGGCAACATGATGCAATTTGGAACCGTGGAGGAGGTCAAGAAGGATCGCTTCCGCGCCAAGATCGGAAAGGGTGCCGATGGAAGCGACGTTCTCGGTCCTTGGATTGATACTGGTGATCATCGGGGAGGAGCGCGCGAGCGCCGTTTCTACAAGAAGGGGCAGAACATCGCCATGTTCTCTCCGACCGGTGATCCCGCCCAAGCGGTACAATTCCCCTTTGCTCCGAATGAGAAATTCAAGCCGCCTGATCAGGCGAACGAGTCCGGGCAAGATGAGGAAACGTATCAGCAAGGCGACCTCCGCGTCCGCAAGAAGGGGAAGGGATACGAGATTTGGTTAGAGCAGGGGGATAAAAGCGGAGAGGGTGGCAAGAGCAATAACGGTGGGAATGGCAACGGTGTCAATGAAAAGGTGTTCCTGCAAAAAGGATCGGTCACCGGCCGCGTCGGCAAGAATTGGTTCGTTGCACATGAGAAGGGCGCGAAGCTTCAAGCCGATAAGCAATATGCCGTCGTCACGCCTGAGAAGCTAATCGTGTCCAAGCCTTGGGAAGTTGGTAAAGACCCGATCAATCAGGATGATAAAGGTCAGCAAGGGGGGCAAGAGAGTACATCCGGGGGCGCGCCCTCGAAAGGAAGTGGGAGCCCATAATAATGCCGCTATCAGGTCGTTATCCGCGCTTGGCGCTTTATCGCGATGAGCAGGACTTTGCGGGCGTAATCATCGCACAACCCGAACCGGGTTATGGTTTTGTCGTCTACATCCCGGCGTTCGAGGAGGGGGCGGGAGATATTTATAATCTGGAACTCTATGAACGAGTGACTGTCACGAATTCGCAAGTCGTGCCATTCAACGGGAAAGTCACGCTTTCATCCACCATCGATCCGGTGAGGATAGGTTAGCCGGATCATAACCGCAGGAGAGTTTGATATGAAAAGGCCCGTCAATTCGCCCGTGCCCGCCGCTCCGGCTCGCGCGCTGTTTTATTTGACGAAGAACAGCGACGAAAGCCATCTCGGTCGCATTCCGATCACAACCGATGGCAATGGGCACCAGACCGTGCTCATGACGCGGGAGGAGGCGCGCTATTGGGTCGATCAAGGAGCGCTATCGATGTCCACGCCTCCGGAGCGTGAGAAGCGGATCGAGGCGCGCAAGCAGGCGAGTGCGGAAGCGGATACATCCTCGCAGGAACAGCTTTCACAAGAGCAGCTGTCGGAGGAGGAGGACGCGGGCGCAAGCGTCCTCGAAAATCATCCCCGCGGTCGGCGGCGGCGGTAGGCAGCAATGACGACGGCAAGGCAATATTACGACCCCACATATGACGCATGGCCCGATCTACGATTAGGTCGGGTCATTCTCGCACCGGTGCGAGTGGGAATGGATCGCCGCACCGGAAAGGTCATCGTGGGATGGAAGCATGTCGAGCAATCCATTCTGACGATTTTCATGACGCGCTTCCATGAGCGCGTCCTGCGCCGTTGGGTCGGTTCCTTCGTTCCGCATCTCCTTGGCGAAAGCGATACGGATCGGACGATCACGCGCTTCTACTGGGCGATCATGGTTTCAATCGAGCTATGGGAACCAAACTATCGCTTGCGAAGAGTGCGGATCGGTCAGAGAGCGGATGGCAGTAGCCTGACCTCCGTGGAAGAACTCCGCTTGGGCCAGCTAACGACGCAGAATGAGGGCGTCTACCGCCCCCGCGCTCATTTGGGAGATGATACCCCGGAAGCTCCCCGCCGCGTTGGCTTGATCGGCATCGGGGATGGGGTTTGGGAAGCGAGCGCTTCCTAGCGATTGCTGGAAGTTCGAGGCGGGTAGCAATCGGGTTCCCCGCTTCAAGGCAGAATGAGGAAGGGCGCAAATTGGAAGCGCCCGAACCTGATCAGGAGCAAGGGCAATCATGGTAGGCATTCCGCGCTTTTCCGTACTCGATCCGAAGACCTTGGGATTGATGGAAGTCCTTGAGGTCATCGACACGGAAGCGATCTTGAGTGACCGCATGCTCCGGTTCAAACAGCTTTGGGCTTTGCGCGATCCTCCGGCCGGTGCTCAATATGACGTGGACAATCTCGAGTTCGATCCGATCAAGATAAATCAGGAGTTGAATACGCTTCTCGAGTTGCTTCTTCGTGACCGTGTCAATCAGGCGGCAAGAGCTACGACGACGGTCTATGCTATCGGGGAGGATTTACGAGCTATCGCTTCCCGATATCCGGGCGGCGTGCCGAAGCTTGCCGGGGAAGATGACGAGCATTATCGCCGCCGTATCTGGCTTTCCCCCAATCCGCTCTCCCCGCACGGCGTTGCCGAGAGTTATGAATTCTGGGCGCTGACCGCCGCCGATGGGTTGATGCGCGATGCGACCACGATCAAGGTGCGGCCCTCGCTTGCGGATGATCCGGTTATCGTGATCACATGTATCAAAGATGCTCCGCAACTGACCGCGGCCGCGCTCGCAAAGAATTGGGAAAGTTACACGGCGCTGCTAGCGGGAGCCAATCAAGTCCCGACGACTGAGGAACTACTCGAGGTTCGCCGATACATCATCGACGAAAAGCGGGTCGGATCGACGGATGTAATCTCAATTCGAAGTCCGCTGGTCCGGGAAGTGACTTACCGGCTTGCTGCTTGGCTTTATCCGGGGGCGGATAAGATCAGTGTAATGACCGCGCTCCGAAACAATATCGCCGCGCTGGTCGAAGAGCAGCGGTGGCTTGGGTATGATCATACCTTAATGAAGATCAATTCAGCAGCGGCACAGATTGGCGTGCATCATGTCGATATCTTGGAGCCGGTTGCCAGCGTTAATGTCGAGCCAACCCAATTCGTGCGCGTGCTCGGCATTGAGATAGTTTACGCAGGACGCACGGAATAAAACAAGGAGAAGGCAAATGACGGTCACTTGGTCCGCCGCGGTTCGCAACACGATGATTGACGCATGGGAGACTGCCATTGGCGGCACTCCCTTCCTACGGATTTACACTGGCGCTCCTCCCGCTCACACGGCGGATGCACAAACAGGCACTCTTCTTGCGGAGTATCATCTCGGCGCAAATTGGGCGGATGATGCGGCGGGCGGCGTCAAAGCTTTGGCTGCTCTCTCGCTTCCGCTAACGACGGTCGGCTTGGCGCTGGGTAATGCCGGGCATTATGTCATCGTCGCCACGGATGGCGTCACAACTCATGAGCGCGGCACGGTAACCGCGAGTGGGGGCGGCGGTGATGCGACGATCGATAACGTGAGCATCGCAATCGGGCAGACTGTCAAGGTCACGTCATTTCAAAAGACGATGCCGGGTGCATAAAAGCGATGCACGATCCTTCGAGTTTTTATGAAGCATGTTGGAGGCGGGGCGGGTGGGGCACTGCTCCTCGAAGCGGCATCTATGCGTCGCCTCCTTATACCAACCGCCTGCGCGCCGAGCTTCCGGGGCTCTTGGAGCGTCATAAAATCCAATCTGTGTTTGATGCTCCATGTGGGGATTACACATGGATGAGCGCGGTTGCACTACCAGATGGTTGCCAATACTTCGGAGCGGATATTGTCGCGCCCTTGATTGCCGAGCTTCGCAATAAATATAACAGCGCAAATGCCTTTCGTGTTTTCAATTTGCTGACTGATCCTTTTCCTGAAGTCGATTTGTGGCTATGCCGGGATTGTCTTTATCTTTATTCGATAAGGGACATGGCAAAGATTTTTGATAACTTTCTTCGGAGCAATATCCGGTTTGCCTTGTTGACATCACACAGGAACTTGGAGAATGGATTGTCATTTTGGGATGGTATGAACGAAACTCCCACGAATTTGGAAATGCCTCCTTTCAGCTTCGGGGCATGCCTCGAGTATATCAACGATTGGTATGATGATCCGAAGCGATCGGACCTTCATCCCCGGACCTTGCGTCTTTGGGATATGCAGAAATCAGGTTCGTTGATACGAGCTTTCGTCGAAAGAGCGGGGCAATAGATGTCAACCGCCGTCGTATTCCTTAAGGTTGGTAACAACGGCACGCCTTGGGTTGTGCCTGCCGGTATTACGAATATCGACTCGGTCGATATGTTCGGTGCCGGGCAGGGGGGAGCAACAACTGGTGGAAAGACTGGCGGCGGTCTTGCGGGAACGGGCGGGAGCTATGCGCAATACGTAAATCTTGCCGTTACTCCCGGAGCGAGTATTAACTTCGGAGTTGGTGCCGGTGGTGCGGCTTCTGGCGGAAGCACAAGAAATAACGGAGGCGATAGCTGGTTCGGAGGAACAGGAGTTGGAGACGCTCCGGCCGTAGCGGCGGGCGGTGGGAGTGCGACGACGCTCGTTGGTACGACGACTGTTGCTGCTACTATTATAACGACGGGGACGACTGGTGGAGCAGCGGCCGTTCCTCCGGGAGGCTCGGTAACGTGGACGCAAACTCTTGATGCTGCAACAGCAACAAATGGTGCGGCGGGAGCAGCGGGCGGGCAGGCGGGTGCTTTATATGGTGGCGGTGGTGGTGGTGCGGTCGCGATCCCGCCTCCTAATGCTAGCGATGGTAAGGAAGGCATCATCATCCTTACCTACACGACGCTTGATCGATATTGGGTGCCCGGAAGCAACGGAGGAACAGCAACATTCAATTCCGCTGGAACGAATTGGTCGACCGTATCAGGAGGTCAGCCGACAGCGACTACTCCACTGAGCAACGGCACAAACAATATTTTCTTCGATGCAAATAGTGGCAGCGGTACGATCACCTGCGGTAGTGGGACGAGCGCATCCGGAAACAATGTTGACTTCACGGGATTTACTGGCACGTTGCGATTTGGACTATCTGGCCCCTCGTTAGGCTTCCTTAATATCTTCGGCAATGTGAAGTTCGCGGCAACCTGCACATATTTGAAAGCCGGTGCCGCTGGAAACGGTTTTGTATTTGCCGCGACGTCTACAGGGAAAACGATCACTGCGAATGGGGCCACGTTTACGGCTAGCACCCGTTTTACGTTCAATGGTGCAGGAGGAGAATGGACCTTACAGGATAATCTGACCTGCCCCGAGCAAGTGGTTCTGACGAAAGGATCGTTGAAGCTGAATGGGCATACGCTCACCGCTCCATTCGGCTTCATCTCCACGAATGC